GTTTCGCCTTTTTTATTAAGAAATTGTCGACCTCCCCTACCCATGTTATTCCATAATTGGTATTTGTACCACATTGGTACTTATCACGTTTATCATTCCTATTGTGGGAACTGAATCCCTTTTAACTATACAATTACAATGTCTACAAAGCAATTGAACATTGTTATATGTGTGACTTCCTCCTTTACTAATATGTATAATATGATCCAAAGTAGGTGCATTATCTTCCATTGTTCCCATTTTGGTCTTTGGTGTTCGACTGCCACACATCTTACATTTCCATTTAGCCTCATCGAATACTTTAATGAAGTTTATATGCTCATAACCATTATCTTTTATTCTTGCCCTCCTAATGTGATCTTTGTTTTTCTGTCGCATTTTATGATCATAATGAACACAAATAGCACACTTCTTCCTGCTTATTCTTATGATGTTATCACACGATAGGCACTTATGCGTATACTTTTTATTGGTCTTCTTTCTTAACCTTTTCGTTCCCGGATACCACATTATTCAATTCATTTTGTTCGCTCATCTCATCCAATATGACTAATAGTTCATCCTGTTCTCCTTTGCTTATACACTCATTGAAGCTATCTGCTGCCTCGCTGTGCTGTAGTACGTTATGGGTGGCAATAAGTACGTTTGTTCCTCTTACTATTGCCTTGTGTGTTCTATTGCTCATCATGGCTCTATTGTTTCGTTGTATAATTCGTCTGCATTATCTTTTAGATATTTGCCTATTCTTATATAGGATTCATCAGTAACATTATTATCAAATCCTCTGAATTTAACCCTTGCTGGGAATGCTTCTGTAGCTATTCCGTCCTTATCAACCTTAACACAAATAGCCCATCCAAAGGCGTGAAGAATACCGTTTATTAATACTAATAATCCGGTTTTCCTGAATTCTTCCCATTCAGATTCGTTTACCATTGGCTTATTCTCTTCCATTATTATTTATTTGGTTTGTGTAAATTCTCTCAAAAATTTAATGTCTTCAGGCGTAATATGCTCCTCAATGATAAATATTCTATCCTCTATTTCAAGGACATCACTTATTAAATAGCTGATTATCGCCTTTAACCTATTTTCCTCTTCTATGCTCATTTCCTTCCTTGGCCGATTTACTACAATGGTGACTATTGCAACGGCTTAAAAGATTAGTGAATTCTGTCCTGCTTCCCCCATCTTCTATGCGTATTACGTGGTCTATTTCGATCTTTTTATCGTTTATCTTGCCTTCGTTCCAACAATCTACGCAAAATGTATTTCTATATTGAATTACTCCGATTGGGGGAAGTTTAATCCATGGTTCGGATAGTAAAAAGGCTTTCCTTGTTCGCTGCCATTGGCTGGAATTATAAAAAGGATCTCGCTTATAGCGGGTTCCGTAAGAGGAGGTCTTTTGCCAGGGCCTTTTGATTGTTTCAATCTTCATCTTTCATTCTTAAAAGCCTTCCGGGATTGCCAACAATCACTGCGTAATCAGGAACGTCTTTGGTGATCACCGCTCCGCTGCCGATTATTGTATGACTTCCTACTTTTATCTTCTTCTGAACGATTACACCGGTTCCAAACGTGTTGAAATCGCCTATTTGGCAGCTTCCTTCTATGTAACAGCCTGCTGCAAAGGTATTCCATTTGCCTATTTTAACGTTGTGAGCTATGTGGCAATGGTGATCGATTTTAGTGCCTTCGTTTATCTCTGTGCCTTTTAAAACACCTCTGTCAACCGTACAGAATTCCCTTATTTCAACGTTTGGGCCGATCATTACCCAACCTGAATGGTTTATTTTCACCAATTGCTTATTCTCATCTCGTGCCCATCCGAAACCGTCTTTGCCTATTTTTGCCGACTTGGCAATAATTGCCGTTTCGTGGATCTCATGGCGGGGATGCTCTTCTATGCTTTGGCGGGCAAAATCTAAACGCTCTTTGTTCATTTTATCTGTTTTTGATATTTAAAGAACTGTCTGGATGATTCCGAAGTAAACCAAATTTTAATTTTATCGTCTTTTGACATGGTGTAATCGCCTCCGTAAGTGTAAGCGAATAAATAACCAAATAATTTAAATCTCGGTAATTTTGCACGTTTAATAATCCACCTCCATAGATGAACGATTATATTTGATAAAATGATAGAAATGGTTATTTCAAATATCATGCTTTCATCTTTAAAACCTGAAATGATTCTGCGTATTCCGATTGGCATTTAATGCCTGTTGTTCGCGCCTGAGCCCATAAAAAAGATTCTTTCATGTAGGGACGGTATTTTTGGCTTTCGTAGCACCGGCAAGCCGCTATTTTCAATTCCATGTGCTTTGCTTCAAGCTCCACGAAATAGTTATCGATGTGCTGTGATCCTGTTTGATTCCACGGGGCTATATAGGTTAGTAGATTGTTATTGTATTTGAAAGCCCTGATTGATTCCTCGGCAACTACTTTATGATCTTGGTGGTTATCATGTACTGAATGGGTAAAGACGTAATCAGCGTTGAACCTATTGATCTCTATTAACCTATGCAAAATATCCTGTCTGCGTTCATCAAATGTCCGGTTCGCCAAATAATCGATTGATCCATTTAATCCCAATATACCTTTTGCGTTCTCCCATTCAATTGATATTTCATTACTCAGGCAATTTGATAGCGTATATGATCTTACCTTATGCCCTTGTTCGATCAATTTCGCCACTGTTCCGCCTGCGCAAAGCTCTATGTCGTCAGCGTGGGCACCTATGAAGAGATATTTCATAACCAAAAGTGTATTAACCAGTGAGGCAAAAAACCTGCTAAAAAGCCGATTATTAAGGATAATATGATGCCTAAAATCAATTCAGCCAATGTGAATACTCGCTTATTTGGAATAAATCTTCCTATTGGTAATTTTGGATGATTGTAAGGCACCTCGATTAGATTTTTACTTTTGGTTGCCATCATGCCGGTATTTTAGACTCACCATCCAACTGTTTCAACTCTGCGATCCCATCCGTTATGGTCTTGATCTGCTTGTCGATGATCTTAGCCTGGATCTTCATTTTAAAGCTCTGCTGCCTCAATGCCTCGCTTTTGGCTAATAGTTCCTTTAATTGGGCTTCCAATTCTTCGTGCGGTTTTGTCATGGTTTAAACGGTAATATGTGTTGATAAATATTCTCTCGATTCTTCGCTGTAAATACTCCTTAGCCAAAATTGATTTCTGGCCTGTTTCCAAAAGTCATTTCTCATGTAAGGATGTTGTCCGCAGGCATCGTTAGTGCTTGATTTGCTCTTTCTTTTGCTCTGTGGTGGCAATCCTTCACCATCAAAGCGTGTCGATTTTCCTAAACCCATTTGCTTCATGTACTGTTTTCATGTGGTCTAAAAACTTATCAAATCCATCTGGCTTTTTAAAGTCGTTCTGCCTTGGTCTGCGATATTTCTTTTCTTTAACTGTCTGTCCAAAGTCCGGATGCTCTGTATCCCACTTAACACCGTTGCCAATCGCCTTTTGGTGGAAATGCTTCTTTACCTTGCCTTCGTAAATGGCTGCGCTCATTTCATCTTCGGTGAGGACTATTGATTCTATCTCTGGCTTTCTCATTTCCTTACCATTTTACTAACCCGCCACGCTGAAAAACTAACCAAAGATAAGAAACCTATGATGTCAAAAGCCATCCAAACGTCTTTATCTATCTCTTCGTAATTGGCCAAAACTGCGATAATCGCGGCTCCTGTTATTCCAAATAATGTAAGATAGCCGAAAAACTTTAGCATTACCTGGTTGAAAGGAATACCTCGGGCTTGCTGGATTTTAATTCTGTGGTTCACGGTGTTTATGGTTTAGTCCTTTAGATTACAATGTTAAATTTTATCTTCATCGACAACAAAAAAACAGTCCGATAATCCTTGATATTTCATAAAATCAAATAATTCGTAATATGTCTTTATGGTATGATTTTTGGAGGCCTCCGCATTACAATACAACATCATTTTATCTGATTCGATGTACTCGGTAATTACAATGAACGGAATTTTTGCTGACCACTGAGAATTGCATATTTCTCTTGGTTTATACTTTTCAATAATTATCGCAAACTCTTCATACGTTACTTGTTTAAAAGTAGTGACCATTCTTGTCTCTCTAGTTGCAAATTGAATCTCCATTTTTATTTTGATTTTATCGATTTTTAGTATGCTGTTCCTCCTTCTCAGTGCTTACAGATACAGAACCCGAACCAATATATTCAGGTCTAGGAAAAGTTTTAAGATTATTTGCCAAAATTTTCAATGCTCTGTCTGCTGCTGGATTAATTGTCGGTACTGATAAAATTGACCTTTCTAAAGAAATCAATGTTTCTTCACAAGCCTTTCCCCACGCCTCATTCTTCGCTTGCTCTAACTGGGCTCGAAATTCTTCTGATTTATTGAAGAAGAAATCTCTATCCTTTAATGCATCTCCTAAATCATTATCGAAAGTATTAATTGCTTCTTTCAGTTCGGCAATCTCTTTATCCTTCGCATCTACTGCTTCCGATACTCTCAGGGAGGCGTAAGATTCCGCAACCTCTTTTACATAGTCTTCGTGAACTTCGTGACCTAATCCACTTTCTTGATGCCATTTAACCAATTCTTTCCATGTATCCCAGCCGTTTACTTTGGCAACATGATCCATTGCCTCTAGCATTTGTTCCCCCTGTTTACCCTGCTCTTTACTTTCCATGACTAATAATCTGAGTTTTTATAAATGTGTTCTTCAATACAATCCTCCGAGCAAAAATCTGTTTCGGTTATAGTAATTTCACCCATTCCTTTGCATCCATGACAGGTAGTCTGAACAATACCGTAGTCACGATCTGATTCATAAATACCATCGTCACAGCCATTCGGGCAAGTTATCACTCGGTTCCAAGAAGTAAATTCTTTCTGACATTCTTTGCATTTGCTTCCCTGTGCGCTGCTGTCTGTCATAAAAACTATGCTTCTTTTAAAACCTTTGAGTGAACGGCTTTCAATGCAGGACAATTAGGATCATTGCACGAAATAGCATACCATTTATGGTGAGTGCTTTTGCCTTTTGGATTCGCTGCAAAAGTTCCATAAAAATCTTTCTCAATAATTCCGCTCCAAGGGTTATCTCTTCCCTTCATAAAGCATTTTGAATTATGCTCTTTTATTACTCTTGAAAGTTTCATATCTCTAATCTTTAAGTAGTCCTTTCGATCTTCTAAACTCTGCGCCTAGGTTTTCAATTATAATGTGATGCTCCAAACTTAATGCCATCCAAGTTTCTGTATTCAAATAGTTCTTTGCGCTCAGGCTAGTGTGGTGTATAGTTTCTGACTTCTGATTGCAGGGCCCGTTTAATGAACACTGGCAAAGAGGGTATTCTTGCAAAAACTCTTTCCGTAACTTCGTGTACTCACTATCCGCCTTTTTCTTCTTATCGCTACGCTTAGGAATAACGTAAACTTTCTTCACATTTAGCTTTGCCTTCTCTTCTCGTTTCTTCTCTTTGTCATGAGAATAACATAGCCCGTTTATGAACGAAAAATTGTTACATCCATCTATTGAGCAAAAAGGATTCATCAGAAAGGTTTTAAATCAACCTCGAATAAATGAAAAACTAAATCACCATATTCACTAAGTTGAAATGTTCCTATGTAGACTAATGTTTCCTTTTCGTCAATTGGATGTCCTGTGCCCACTAATCTAAATTTACGATTATCACTTTGGATTGATGGTTTTACTTTAGCCCAAATGAATGGTTCTCCACGCTGTACGCCAACGGTCAATATTTCTCCGCCCGGAATTGCTATCCATTGTTCATCCTTAATTTGAATTGGATACTTATAAACTGTTTTCATTTCTTTGGGTTAATGCTGCTCTGAAAAATTAAAAGATGGGAGGCTTCTCGATTGCTACTGATCTCATTTCGCAATCCCAGGTATTCCTCGCTTTCGGTAATCCTGTTGTTTCCAATGACATTTACCTCATTTAGGCTAATCCGCGAGTCATTGACAGTTTCCCAAAAACCGCCTCCCGAACTGGACGGTATATTTTTACCTAAATACATCTCCTCAGTAAAGCAGGAGTAAGACTGATTCAATGATTTCTTTTCACGCTCAACCATGTATTTACCGTATAGCCGTACCATGTCCTTAGTCTCCTTTGGAGTCTCTTCGTAAATGCGTCTGGCTATACGGCTCTTTGTCATTTGTCTTTTGTTTTAGTACGGTCGATTAACTGTTCAACTTCTTTAATGTGTTCGTTTGGTATTCTAATCACCTTAGAAGGAAGGCCTTTCTTACGGCCTGATCCTTTTGGCTTAGTTCGCTTCTTTTTCATGAGATATGAATATGTTCCAACATCCAAATTAGGCACTTCACAATTAAGAAAATTATACAGATTAATCCTGCTACAGATAAAAACATAATTACTTTATAAACCCATGAAGGGCCAAAATTTGGTGACTCCATTTTTCTAATCAATTATAGTTTCTTTTTCTGCTTTTCGCATGCCATCTTCATAATCAGGATGACTATACAATTTTTCCAGTAGTTCATTTTTCAACTTTGCTAATTCATCCCATTTCCTTTGAGCTTTAGCAAGTTTCTGAGTCTGCCATCCATGAGTTATTGGACTGCAACCTCTTACCTTTTCTAGTTGTTTCTCAACCCGATTAAGCCTTTTCGATAATGACTCTGTTGTTTCCATCACTAGAAATATCTGAAATATTTAGATTGTAATTTTTAGGAAATCCGAAATACTCGGCAACATTAGAAGTAGTGAACGTTCTTATCAATTCACCCTTTTTATAAACTCCCTGATCTTTTTTAGATATTACTTTAAACTTTTCCATTTTTCCTTTCATTTTGAAATCTGATGTAAATGTAACTGTTTCATTTTGAAAGTCAAGCCTTCCACCAAAAATATTTTCATGCTTCTTTATCGGGTCAAAAACTGGTGTTTTTGCAACAATCTTTTTCCTTACATACCAAGCCGTCACAGTCGTTGCACCATCCATATGTGGAATCAAATTGTTCTCGTAATTTTTTCATAGCCATCTTTGCTTTTTCGTCATCAGGATCGTTTTCAGCAATCACTATAAGTTCATTTTCTGTTTCGTGTCCTGGGCATCCACTACCAAATGGGTCAAATCCTTCACATTTATCTGACATGGGTATTAGTTTCCATCCTTTATTTTGGCATTCTGCTATGTAAATTCTGGCTTCCTGATCAGAACATGGATTGCCATCTTCTTTGGTAAAAAATCCCTTCATTGATTTCTTGCCGGTATTTCTAAGAAGTCCAGCAATGTTTACGCTCATGTGTCTAATCATATGTCTTTCCTTTTAATCCAGTTCCTTTATCCATGTAACGGGCCAAAATACATATCCTCAGTGAAGGTACTAAATGACTGTTGTACTACCTTTTTTGGCTTTTCCTTTTTGATGAAATAGTAATTGTTCAAATAGAAAATGCCTCCCTCAAAAGTCTTTACTTCATCCCCTTTGAATCCGTTCTTACATCCTTTAGGCTTGCTCATAAATCTCCATTTATTAATTCCCTCCATTCATTTTCTTCCATCCAGCAATCTTTTTTATGCCCTGTGTTAGGTTCATAATTTTCTAAAAGATATCTCCGGTGTAATTCCTTTTCGGCTAATTCCTGTTCGCTTGTAGACACTTTTATTCCTACCGATACTGTTTGTCCATACCTCTCCTCCCGTGGCTGTGGCGTGGTTACATTGCCTATCTTGGCTATGTTTTCGAGTAGCTGCTTTGCGTAAAAGTCTACCTTCTCAGGAGGGCATGGTTCAAATGCCGTGGGTTCCTCTTTGGCAACTTTCACAGCCCAATAGTGGTCTTTGTTTAGGTTGAGCCATTTCCATATTACTCGAGAGTTTAAGCCTGTGAAATCCTGGTCACGTAATATCTGTTCCCTGATTATCCGCTGCTTGTCATTGTCTGGTATGTATGAAAATTCTGCGCAGGCCAGTTCCATTGAGTCCAGAAGGATCTTAAACTGAAACTGAGCGTCCGGCATGGCTCCTATGTTCTCGTATTGGTTAAGACCTGTCTTTGCCTTTAAGGTCTTTAGCTCCTGTTTAAAGAATTCTCTCATAAAAAATCAAAATTTCATAAATGCTAACCAAATAGTTCTACCATGTTTACCTGTGACATGACCGAATAAAGGCTTATGATTGATAACGCTTAATACTTTATTCAAAGTTATCTGTGCCTCGTTCCATTTAAATATCAAAGTGCCGTGTGGTTGTAAAACTCTCATACATTCGTCCATACCCGCGCGAATATCATCTTCCCAAGTAGGAAGAAGAACACCATATTTTTGCGCCATCCATGTATCCTTCCCTAATTTTTTCATATGCGGTGGATCTAATACTACCATTTTAAATGAATTATCAGGGTATGGCATTTTTCTAAAATCATGAATTTGATCAGGTTTCACAACTAATGGTCTACCGTCACAAAGCGTATATACCTCAGATCTTATATCAGCAAATAAAACTTTAGGGTTTTCTTTATCAAACCAAAACATTTTACTACCACAGCAAGCGTCTAATATTGGTTTGTTAATATCTTCTATTTGTAGAGATTCAGTATATATTTTTATAACTTCTCCAAAAGTAGTTTCTAATCCATCTTTAGATTGGGAATTAAATAAATGTTCCCAGTCTTTATACTTTAACTGTTTTGCCCTTATCTCTTTTGCTTCTTGTAGTGTCATATTCCATCTAGGTTAAATCGTTCTACTGGTTTACCGTTCAATTTATCTACTTTTTGCTTACCGTTCTTCAACTGGTAAAGAAAGGCCTGTCTGAGGCCGCTGCAATCCCTCTGGTGATAGTCTTCCGGATCAGCGTCACATTTTAGCTTGAAATGAGAAAGTTCCTCTGTTAGGTTTAAAAATCGGTAATTCATCTTGTATGATTCTAAAGTCATTGAATCAAAGGCAAGATTCCAATTTTCTTCAAATCGCGATTCCTTTTCCTTTACTTGTTCCATAACCTTATCCTTATCTTGTTCCTTATCCTTGGCCCCTTGTAAGGGGCTTGTATGCCCCTTTGGTTTATGTAGGTTATGTTTATTTAAAATTGAAATTACAGATACATGCATCCGGTTTGAGTCCTTCAATTCACCATACTGAAAAGAAATAAAATCGGGCACAAACCATTTGAATTTATCAATAGCTACAATTCTATCACCAAAAATTGCCTTTGCTTTTTCGTAATCCAATCCAGGTTCCCCAGTTCGAATTCGAGCTACTTCAAAGTCTACCTGCCAAATACCAGCGTGGTCACAATCGTCTAGGATATACATCCAAAGCAGTTTGTAAGCCCCATCTAAGCCCCTTATAAAGGGCTTCTTCCATTTCTCTGTGTCGGTAAAGCGTTTTGGCATAGACGTAAAATAAAAAAACCCTCGTTTGGTTTCGCCCGACAGCTACTCCCACCCGAAGGTTCTTTGATGCTTTTACATTTGACTGTGTCGGCAGCCGTATTAATGTGATTGTAAAATTATATGGTCACCCTGTGTAAACCAAACGTATGGCACAATATTTTTCAACAATCTGTAAACTTTTATACCTGTGGAAATTATGTGTAAAAAAAAGGACTGCTGACATGAAGTCAAACAGCCCATTTTTAAAAGCTAAGTGTTCGTGCTAACACCTATTCAGTCCATTCTTCAAGCGTTATTTTGTACTGTTTTCCAGGCACAAAAATATCAGCTCCAGGATTTGTCAAAGAAAATTCAAGCTTTCCAGAAGGAGTAGCTTGCGCGTAGTTGTTGTCTTCTGGTTTCCCATAGACAGCATTCAATACTATGTTCTTTTGAATGTACTCTCTCGTCTCCACCGCCCCATTGTTTTGGGATACAGTGTAAGACTTGACCCCGCCAATGTGATCCGTAACAGGCCCACAGGTTAGCTTCATTGTAACTTTTTTGAAAGTTTCCATAATTGTTGTTCGTTCGATTTGGCCCTCGTCCCCGGGATTAACCTTCTTATAACCACTCCTAAACTTAGGAGCAGAGTTGTAGATCAATCTTGATCTGTAGTTCGGATCTTTCATATCTCCATTAGAGGAGGCGGGACAAATATAATAAAAAAAGCCCTGCATTTCTACAGGGCCACCGCGAAAAAATAGGCGCGAATTAAAAAGTGATTTAAGGCTCAGGCGAAAGCCCCATAACGCAATACCCTTTTTCAATACCAAAATCTCCACCGTGTAAAATGTACGTGACTCTTCGTCTGCATTCATTTCCTGTATACTCCTGTTTATCAGGATCAAATTCCTTTAGCCAAAGGATGTCATTTATTTGATAATCGCGATCATTCTTACGAACCTCAAACGGCTTATCGTTCATGAATACCCGAACATAGTATTTTGGCCAAGTTTTTAAATAGTGTATCATATCTATGTCTTTTTAAGCCCTCTCTTCGCGTAAGGTTTATGCGCTCTCGGTGGGCCTTTTATCAACGTCTGGCAGTGATTGCAGATAATCGTTAACCTCTATAGCCCGCGCTTTCAACTCTTCACCCCATTGCTGGTAGTGAATGCGCTCGGATGGTTTTATTCCTGAGCCTTCGTGATCAGCCAAATATTCGCCCACTCTCATCACAAAAGACAGCACCGTAGCCGACCAATGATGTGAGCCTATTTGACTATTTGAAAATTTACTGTTCGTCTCCTTTGTCTTTGCTTCCATGGGTTACTTTTAGTTTTGTTCATCGTCTCTAATGTGTTCATCGTAATAAGCCCAACCTAGCATAGATAAGAGTCCTACTACAATTGTGATTAACGCTATTATAGATACTGTATCTAATGTCATAAATAATCAAATTGTTTTATATTCTTTTTCGTTTCCTCATTCAATAGCCTAACAATTAACTCAGCCCTCTTCCTTTGTTTAAAGGTGGTACTGCCTTCATTTGAATATGTTGATGCCCATTCTACACCATCACTGGATTCAATAGATAAAGAATTTATAGCTGTTTCAGTAACTTTGAATTTTGGTTTGTTTGCTTCCATGATACTGCTATTTTGATTTATGTCTTTTCAATCTTTTTATAAATCCCGATAACTCAGTATATAATAGTTCAAAATAAACGTCCAGCATAACATCAATTCGATCCCTTACTTTCTTTGGCATCCATGCTGACCCTTGACGAACTTTAAGTAGTGCATTGTATGCTTTTTCAAGTTGCTTTTGTTTAGCCTTTAAATAGCCAATACGACTTTTGTATTTCCATGTTGGATAGGCGAGTCTCTTTTTCTTTTCCATTATCTTACTGTTTGGGGGTTAGTGGTGATACCTACTTTTTAAGTGAGTACTTTGCGAAGCGAACGGGAGACAGATTTATAATCTCCGTCTGTATGTTCATGCCTTCGTTCCTCAACTGGTTTACGCGGGCGGCTAATCTGTATATCCCGTAGTCGCGTAGCATTCTCAAAGGTGTAAGTTTTCGGCCTGACTTTAGAAGTCTACGGCAAATAGAATTTTGTGACTCTGTGCGGTTCATTTGTTTATTTTTTATCGTTTGTACCAAAGAGGAATTCTTGCCTCTAGTATTCCAAATTCATTTGATGCCTCCTGAGTATAACCGGGCCATTTGTTTTCCTTTTCTGCCTTAGATAATTTACTCAATAGGTAGTGAAATCCGTCCATAACGGAGCCAATATCTTGCTCGGAAAACTCGTAGATAGTTGCATTGTATGGAGGAACTTTCTCCACGACAAGCCAAAAATAACTATCTACTTGTTCCATCAAACCTGACCTTAAACATCCGGTGATTTCTACACAAGCTTGTAAAGGGTAATCCCATTTGTTCATCTCCTTACTGAATGCTTCCGGTGATCCGTCCAAAGTTGTTTTAAGGTTTACGATTACATTCTTTTTTCGCTTGCAAATGTCGGGGCGTGTTTTCAATTTAACGCCTGTTTCCGGGTCCGTCCAGAATAGGGATAGCTGATACTCTGTATTCTTTATTAGTGCCTGTATCGCCTTATCCTGATAGCAGGATGAAAGCATTTCTTCAACCACGTCAAAACTTTCGTTTCCGGTATCCTGAATGATGTACTTGCCTTTGTTCTTTTCGTAGAACTCTTTTGCTCCGTCCTTGTAAACTGTAGAATTTCTTGGAACCTTCAAGTCCTTATTCTCATTCAAGGCTTTTTCAATCAGTTCCTTATCAGGAAAGATCGCCACTTTTTCCAGGTATTCAGTGCCAGACAGCAAAGCAAGCTCAAACGCATTACCGAAAGCGAACTGGCTCTTTTCTTCGCGTGGCAAACATCCCCTACGATACCAATCGAAATGTTTTAGCGATGTCTTGGCGTACTTCAATGTAGTTGCCGAAACGTGCGTTTGGTTCGCGTGGTAGTCTTCTATTGAGATGTTATCGTAAATCCCGTCATTCATCTTTCATTGCGTTTGCGTACTTGTCGATAATCTTCTGATCTGGTTCAAATGAAATCACATCTCTACGGTTTAGATTTGCGCCAAATATGTTACCTAACATATCGCAGGCATCCTTTATTGCCAAGCTCTTAGCGATTGGGAAAGCCATAGAAACCGCACCGTTATTGATGTTTATCAAATCTGACGGGCTGGTTCCCTTAGCTGTTTGCAACTGCGCTGCCCCGATTCCGTCATGGTACTCAAATTGCCCCGTAGCTGGATTGAAATAGTGAACCCTAACGGTAACCCACACACCATTAAAAGCCGTTCCTTGCCCTGTAATTTCGATTCTGTAGGCCTTAAAAATCTTTCTTAGCAAATGCTCTACCTTGTCAATAGGAAGGTATAAATGCCCTTTAATGTAAGGATGCTCTTTTACCCATTTCTGAGGTGGGGGCGTTCCCAGGATTGCATTTAGTCCCTCTGACTTTCCAGCCACTGCAATACTATCGTCAAATAGTTCTGCCAGTGTTGGAAGTTTTGAATGTTCCGGCTGCTCCGGTACGGTCTTTTTTAATTGCTGGTTGTCCATTGTTCTAAAAAGGGGGTTAAACGGTGTGCATTGCAGTTAAAGAAACACTACCAACATGCTCAACTTTACGCCAGTGCTTATAATGCCTCTGGATTGAGTCGATAACTATTTCATGCGATTTCCACATTTCACGATGCTTAAGCCATTGCGATTTTAAGGCTTTTTTTAGTTTACGAGGAATTCTTGTCTGGTTCATATTCTTTAATCGTTTTGGTTAGAAAAGGGGTGAAAGGTAACTGTCTGGTAAGGTTGTCTCGGTTCTGTACGTATTGGCATAGAGTCCGTTACTACTCATAAGCATAACGCTATAGTTACCCTCGTTGAATGATAATATCTTCACTATAAAGGTGTCCATCATTCCGTCTAAGCGGACTAATTGGCCTTCTGTAAATCGCTGTTTCATATTGTTAATCGTTGTTTGCTCTATAGTATCCGGGCTTGTTTGGAGCATCCATAAAATATGATTTATGCCACTCACTGTAAGCTTCATTAAAAGCCTTCTCACTTTCAAAGTCAGGCCACATTTTATTGTCGAAACCATAGTCTTTTTTCTTAGGTTCTATTAGTCTCATTCTGGCTTCAAATTCAGCACAATCAGATTCGTATCTGTCCCACTGCTCTTTGGTTGTTTCTTTTCCGTTAAGGTCTTTTGGGTAGCTCATATAATTAATTGGTTAGTTCTGCGTTGTTCTTCTGGTCTTCTAAATACTCCTCTTTGCAGGAAACACACAGATCATAGCCGTCTACTTTGTCGATGTATTCTTCATCGTGTGAGCAATCGCAGAAATCGCACTTAACGAAGTTACGAAAGAACGTGTGTTCTGCTGGGCTAAAGTTGGGGTTATTGCTTGTGTAAACTGACATAGTGGGTAGTCTTTAATGGGTTAGGGGATTAGATACAAAGTCTCAAAAAGTCTTCCGATGATAAATTCCGCTTTGTGTACATTACAGATAAGCAGTCCGCAATAGGGGCAACGTTTGCTTCCTCATCACAGATAACAAATCCGTCTGCTGGTTGCCATTCAATAGAAGCATCAAATTCACACATTGGTTTAATTGATTGCTCTAATTCTTTAAGCGAACTCATGTATTTTCTATGCGCATTTATAACTTTTGAAAGTTTCTTGGATGCATCAAATTTGTTCATTTGTCTTTTATCTGTTAAAGTGTTGCTGTTTCGCTTTCGATTATGATGTAAAGTAAATAAAGCCGTTTCATATTTGCAACAGTTGCATATAAAATATTTTTGTTTTACTTTTGAGCATGCTTACAAACAGACCACCAAAACAGTACACAATAGCCCAATTTGCTAAAAAACACGAATTGGCCCGTTCTACTGTATGGCGTTGGGTGACTGACAAGGATCAGGAGAAACGCCTAAAAATGTATGATGCTAAAAAAATTAAGGTAGCGGGGAAAATATTTATTGAGGCATGAAGCTTAAAATAGGTCAGGTAGTAAAGTGTGATCCTTCTGGACCTCATCCCGGCCCTCGAATAGCTAAAATAAAGCAATTAACTAAACGAGTTGATGGTACTTTTGGAGAACCTGCATTGGTTGGATATATCGATTATCCAGAAGAATCAGCCGGATGGTTTTATTGCTATGGTGCTTGGGTAAGAAACTGCAAACCAATTAAATTTTAAAATTATGCCTTTTGTAAAATCAGATTTTTGGCGTCATAAAGACGTGAATATTATCGAGTTTGGAACCGGTGATATTCAAATGACTAAAATGTTACTACAGGAAAACAGGGAACTATGTATTGCCTTTCATATTGGATCTGAGGGCGAAATAGGTCGCACAACAAATGAATACGCTGGAAAACCCGTAGATGAAATGTCCGAAATTAAAACACTGTTCGTCTTTAAAAAGAAAGAGTCTATTGATGCGGTTATCGAAACGCTTCAAGAGCTTAAAACAGAGTTTGAAAAGATCAGTGTTTAGCCTACCCAACAATACAGAGATAACCATGAGAATAACAGTAACAGTTGACTTATCCAAAGAATGCCGACATATCTATGAGTTCAATACTTTTGATATGAACGTGGTGCTTGTTGGCGTCCGCGAAGAACGAAAGCCACAAGGTAAACGCGCATGGAAAATGGTTTCATTTTGGGATAACTACAATAAACGATATTCAACTATTAAAGAATCTCCACCATTGCCGTTAGAAGTTAGGCGTAAAGCTGGTGACGAAATGGTAAAAATGATCCGAGTAATGACTTGGGATGAATGGAAAAAGATTTAACCGGCCCGAAAACTTAAACCTATTTAAAGGATGAAAGCAATCGAATTTAAAGAACAAAACACGATATTCGCTAAAGATCAACCAGAATACCTACCATTACCAGCGTTTAGGAATGATTCACCACAAGGTGAAGTAGTCTTTTGCATGGGTCTTTCTTTTAAGGAAAGATTAAAACTTCTTTTAACTGGAAAAATTTGGGTTAGTTTATTAACTTTCAATAAGCCATTAACGCCTTCTTTTCTAACCGTGAATAAAAATGAAGTCCTCATCACAAAGTAAGATAAAATATAAGCGTGAAGGAGATGATACTTTTTGGGTTATAGTCGAAGGACAAAGGCCAATAAAAGGACGCATTAAAAACTTCATGAATGGGCTAATGAAACGCAGTGCCGGAATACCTCCTTCTTCAAGATCGGATTTAAAATGGTTAACGGATAAAGACTACCACGGAAAATGAAAATTGACCCATTAAAAAGTAAGCTGCTTTGCGCAAATGGTGGCCCTAAGAAATGCCGGATAACTTGTGAGCAATGTCGAAAGATAGCCTCACTTCCAAAACAAACGAGTAAGTAGAATGAAAACATTTGAAATTAACGGGGTGACATATCAGGAGATACCACAATCCCCAAGACGCTTTAGCAAAAGCATGTCACATTTAATGATGGCAACCATGGTGATGGCAGGCGGATTTATGGACGTTGGGGGACGTGATCGGAAAGGCCCAAGAGTCGATTTAATTACTGAGTACGGGCTTATCCAGAATAAGAAATCTAAACTTTCTAGACGTGAACGTGAATGGGTTGTGGCTACTTTTGAACGAACATTCCGAAAGGTAGAAACTTCCGATACCTCCACGCCAGATACCCAGCCACCAGAACAATAATAATGATCCACCAAAACCAGGGTAATGTAAAGCCGGTCTTTTCGATAACCTTTACTTTTTCGCTTGTTTCCTCCTTCTTTTCTTCTTTCTTATTTACCTGTACTTCGCTTTTGGACTGATCAGTCTCTTTGATGTCCTCGGTTCGTTTGGTGGTCTTCTTCTTCTTAATCGGAACCTTTATTGACTCTTTGGTGACATCCTTCGGGTCGTTGATGAGCTTCCCGTCAGGCGTAATAAAGGCGGCTGAATCGATTATCTCCGTTGTCTCAGTAACCGCTTTTGTTTCCTTCTGAATATCGTTCTTTACTGTGGCCGCTGAATCTACCTTGTTGGCCTCTTCCTTTTGAGTCTCCTGCTTAGAAATGTTTTTCTGAACCCTGCATGAGGTGAAAAAGATAGTGGCTGTAATCGAAAGGAATAGGGCTATTTTTGTATTTAACATAACATTGTGTAATATTGCACGTCTACGGTGATGCACTAAAACGGTAGAAAAACCTCGAGAAAAACATTAGGAGCCTTGCGGTCAGGGGTGTTTACCTGATAGCTAAAAATGAGGCTCCCTTTGTTCCTACCTCAAGTTTAAATCATTCCCGGCTTCCAGTCGTTAAAAGGAATATATCGGTCCTTCAATTTTATCAGTACCTCTTTTCTGTTTCCTGTCTTTTTCTTGCTGCAATGTACCCATGCGAAGTTTCCGGATGGATCTGGATATTCTCCAATAAGCTGATCGAATTCAAGGCTGTGCTTAATGAATTCAAAAATAGAGTGGTTTGTGCCGTATCCAAATGTATCGGCATCGATGTCAATCGCCTCCCCCCTCATATGCTGGCTAGTCGTAGAGCTTCCGCCAATGGCCGTGTTTAACTCATGGCAACGAAAGAAAGAACTTGCCGCCAGGGGGCCGTTAACGTATTCGCGGACCGGATCAAATATCTCCGAAGCTACGTATTTCATGGCATCTAATTGCTGCTCGTTTGGGATATTTGGTATGCCTAGCCTTATGGCTGTCTGGCTTTTAATGGCCTCTTCGTAGGTGACGTATTTTGATATTTTCATAACCCAAGATGGTTTTTAATTACGGCAATATCAGTCTTGCACTGATTTATTCCCTCCTGATTGTCCTTTATTTCGTCCTTTACATCGCGGATCTGAGATACCAAAATAAAACCCAAAACGGCCATAATTATACCCATGAACCAGTTTCCGTCAATGCCCCCTGAGGAATTGATTTGCGAAAGTATATTTGGAGGAAAAAAGAATGGTATCATTTCAGTCTTTGTTTTAATTCGGCCAGATCACTAGCCATTTGTTTTCGTTCCTTCTTTTGCTTTCGGGCTATATCCCGCTGTGTTTTTGTGTAGTACGTCAATCCAAATCCTATCGCTATCGATCCAAGTATAATGAGTAGTTCAATTTTTGAGCCATCCGGATTTTCCATATTTCATGAATTCATACATGAAAGTTAGCGCAAAAATAAACCCGGTTAAAGTATTCATGCTAACTGGAATTAATCCATTGCTCCACCAAACATTATTTCCCTCCAAAATCCAGTCCGCATAATCAAAAATGTTTAATACGGTAACTACAATCGATGTTATAGTCCACGACTTGTCCCCAAAAATGGACATAAAACTTAGCAAAATAACTGGCACGAAGTTACCTATGTGCCAGATAAAACCCACTTTTGAAACAGAATGACCTGTAATTGGATGGACAAACACGCCAGTAATATTCTCAAACCAAAGGAATATTGATCGTGAAATTATTACCAGTGTGAAAATTATAGGCTTCATTTACATGGGGGATAACCAGTGAACCCGCATAAGTTGCCAGGTACTCCGGCCTGAATGTTTGTGTACAGTTTTATATCGTGCTTTTTGGCCTCAATCATGAGTTCTCCAGCGCATTTAAAAACCAGCTCCATCATTTCCTTACTTTCGTTACTGCTTTGGTAACTCAAAAAGGACGGGAATACTACCGCCTTATCTTTGCAATTACAATCTTTTTTGTCGCACATATCTATTTTTATTTAATTTCTTTTTCTTCTTTGCCATAGCTTTTATTGTTCAATAGGTAATGATTGATCCCCTGGTAATACATTTGCTAATGTATTGTAAACTACGTCTAGCCCAGCACTATTTAGTATCTCTGAATCTGTTGGTTGGCCGTTACCATCGAGTACCGGAACGCCATTATAATTAGCTAGCCAAAATCTTGTAATCGCGACTACATCCAAAGTTACTGTGCCTTTAGTAAAGTTCTTAGCGTAGTTCACCTGCTTCTGCCATGCTAAATTTGATGGTGTTTGCGGAAGGTAAACATTGGCTTTGGACATTAACGCCTGAACAATTCTATCCCTAAAAGAGGATGTTTGCGCAAGTGTTGATTTTTGAGATAGTGTTAGCTGCGCACTAGCAGATAATGAGATAAGTAAAAACGAAAGTAAGATTAATTTTTTCATTGTCGTTATTTGTTTATTGGATTACGGAATAAAACCATTTGTACTGAGTTGACGCTGTTAAAGCAGTAGTTCCACTTGTGACAACAAAAGTTGTAGTAGTACTTGTGACGTAAACCATCGTAAGGGCCGCTGCAAGTCCTGCTGCGTTTGCGTTGTTAGGAGTAAGCTGAATATTTGGCGCAGAAGCAAATGATTTATTAAAAGTAATCGTTGCTATTGTAGAGTTTGTTCCGGTTGGTGTTGTTCCTGTAGTAACGTCAACGATTCCACTCATATCAGTCGCGTTAGTTACTACAACTGTTGGTCCTGTTCCGGCTCCTGCTCCTGCTGCAATAGATGGGGCAGATGTGTTACCGCCTATATGATTTATCTTCAATGTTCCGTCATCTGTTACTGTTCCTAATAAAGTATTACCTGAATCAGCCCAACGATGATTAATAGTAGAGTTAGTAGTACCTAACCCACGTTGATCTACGCGAGTGCTGGTTGTAACTGTGGTGCCTCCTAAAAGCACCTGTCCTGATGTGGCTCGCAAAGCCAAATGAGTAAGTCCCGTTGTTGATGTTAGTACAGGGTCAATATCTAAATCTATACCAGTACCCGAATAGCTTCCTAATGTATTGTAAGTTGGTTGTATCAAATTTTTAAAAGATGCAGTACCTGAGCTAGACGATAAACCAGATAAATACGCAATATTTATTATGGATGGGCTATTTGTCATGCCTCCATAGGTATTATCCACAACCCATCCATAAATAGTTTGCGTTGCAGCATTAGCGCTTATTGTTTGATTTTGGTGGAACCCCCTATAAATATCGCTTGCAGAAGCTCTCAAAGTTGGACTTCCTTGCATAATAAAAGCAGTGGAGTTATTTGACGTCATCGTATACGTTGGCGCAATTCGATAGTAGTTTTGAATAGCGGTATTTGAACTTGCATTTAATGAGCCGGTAATATTTGCCGTTCCAACTACCGCTAAATTACCGTCTAACTGTGTCGCCCCCGCTTGTACCCATAATGAGTAAGGGTTTGTAATTGTTCCACCGCCAGTAATAGCGGGCGAATCGGCAATCGCAACCGTGGCCGCTTTTGTTATTGTAGAGGCAACCGAGTAAGTAGGCTTTTGAAAAACAACCTCTCTTTGTGTCGTTATCGCGCCAGTGTTAAAGGTTTTAGTTTGGCTGAAATCAAAATTTAATCTTATTGATTCCGTTGACGCAGTTAAGCCCGATAACGTTGGACCAGTTATTGTTTGATTCCCAGTAAGCGTACCGCCAGAAGCAAGGCTCCAATACGGAGCTGTTCCGGTTATAGCCGAATTAAAATTGGTCCAAGATGGAGTGCCTAACCATGTAGAAACACCTGTACCAAGGCCACTTAGATTTGATTGCGCATATTGTCCCCAAGAAACAGCCGCACCACTACCGCCAGATAAAATAGTATTGCCTGATGAACCAAAATTTGCACCACCTATTCCAAGTTGCCCAGATCCACCAAAACGGAAAACTTCTGCCGCTGTTACGCTATTGTCAGGCGTTGCGTCAAATGATATATAGGTTCCGTTATTAGCATCTGTGAAGGTTTGATTCGCTTTGATGTTTATCAATCCGGTTGAGGCTGCTGCATATTGAGTCGTCCCATACCCCCTTCCACTAAATGCCGCAATAACATCTCCGGAAGATAAAGCAGATGGAGATGCGGATGTACCGCGTGATCTTCTAACCATGAAAGCCGTACCGCTTGCGCTTGCGTTGTTATGTGTGTCGAAAGTTATTCGTAAAGGGTTTGCATCTAGTCCGATAATATGTTCAGTTGATCCGCTCACTGGGGATTGAATACTTGACTGCCTTGAAACAGTTAATAGGGATTGAGGGGTTACTCCAATACCTAAATTTGTTCCGTCAAAAATTGGAGCACCTGAAACAGATAAAGCCGTGGAGCTTGTAAAATAAGGAATCCTGTTCGTGCTACCTCCTGTTAATCCTGTACTTATTGGAATGCCAGTTATGTTTGTTCCGATTAACGAAGTAGGGGTAGCACCATCAAATAATGTTGCTCCTGTTCCAAGTTCATCAGTTAAGGCACCTCTCAAATTAGATGAAGTAAACGAACCTAATGAAGTAGCGTTTCCCGATGAAGTAATTGCGCCTGTTAAATTCGCATTTGTTGTTACTGTTCCGGCAGTAAGACCTGATGCAGTGCCGGTTAAGTTTGTAGCCACTCCACTTGAAGGCGTACCTAATGCCCCACCGTTAACGATAAAAGATCCAGCCGTCCCAATATTTACACCCAATGCAGTTTGTACGCCTGTTCCAAAAGTTATAGCTGATTGTTTATTGTTGAATGTTGTCCAATCTGTAGATGTCAAAAATCCTTTATTGCTTCCGCTTGATTCCTGACCATTCGTATAATCAATCGAAATATTTCCACTGGATGCATCAAAATCATTTGCCGTAAAGCTAGCCGCTCCCTTTGTCGATCCATCCGCTGCCGCATTATTTATACCTATGGTTCCTGTGGTTGTAATCGTTCCACCGGTAATTGGTGAGGTGGTCGCAATGCTACTTACAGTTCCACCACCACCACCACTACCGCCTGATAGTTTCCATTTATTAGCCGCTGAATCGTAAATAACCCACCAAACAGAACCAGCCGTAATATCTCCTGAGCTTAAAGCTGTGCCGTCTGCTTTTGTCAAAGCAACTGCACCAGTGCTGCTAATGTTTAGCGTTGCTGTAGTTGTGTTGGCGTTGGTGAATTTTAATCGCAAAGTTGCCCCGTTAGTTAGAGTCATTGCAGTAGTCGGACTATACGAATAGGTATCTGTTCCTGTGGCTGATGGTAGGCTATAGGTAGCCAAACTCGTCTGCCCGAAAGACCAAAGCGATAAAAGTAAAAACGGTATTAGGATTAATTTTCTCATTGCGGTGTATCTGTTTTTTTTGCTGCTACCTTATCAACGCGATTAAAGATCCGTGAAAAATAATCGTCATTGATAAAAATCAATACTATCCCGATCAATAGCGGAACCAAAGGTATATACCACTCGTACGGGATGTCCTGCTTTAATACCACAAAAGCGGGTATGATGTATTTAACTACGTACATTAACGCAGTGATTAATAGGAAAATACCTCCGATAATTGAGGTTACCGGGTTTCGCTTTATGTTCACGTTATCAATGTGAATCAAGCTGTTTTCTTTTCTTTGCTCTTCCATAGACGTAAAGTTAATATTTTTTAAATTGTGCGTAAGTGCTTGCCCCGTCAACCATTGACTGAATTATTGTATTCTGCGGCCAGATGTCATCTCCATAGGTCCAAGTGCTACCAATTGGTACTTTCCAAAAATCCTCTTCGTGATTTGTTGATGGTGGCAATGTATCCGTAGTTGACCACGCCCCCCTATTGTATGCTGCTTTTGGGATCTCTACAAATATGTAGGCATCAGTTACGTTAAACTTGAACTTGTACAGAGTATTTGCCGGTCCAGACAGAACGATAGGAGTCAAAACAGATGTTGCGCCAGCATTACGTAAAGCATAAAGTGACTTTATTTGAGTTGTGTCGATGGTTAAAGTAAGTGGGTTAGAATTCCTCTTATTTATGATAAGATTGTACTCTCCACCATTGTTCAATCCTTGCAGTGTTAATGCTACCGCAGATCTTCCTACTGCGCAGTCCATCCACCCAAAAGCAGTGATTCGGTTTTGTAAATTCCATGTCAATGTATTCCCATCAGTTAGCCCGGTCCAATCAACACCGATAAAGAATTCATCTTTTATAAAACATGCGCTTTCAGCTATATCCTGTCTGTCTTCTGAATCAACCTGACCAGTGATCGCGCCAACTCCATTTGTTTTAATTCTGGAATTTTTTGCCGATATATAATTTGCCCTATCTCTGCGTGCCATCTCTAAATCAGGTTAAAATAGTTTCAAAATCACTCGAATAATCATTGTTATAATCCCCACTATAACTTCCGCCTCCATTACCTGGATTACCGTCACCTGGATCAGTAGACCCTCCGCCCGTGTCATCCACATCCGGATCAGAGCTAGATATTGCTGGTATCAATTGAAAAAGTTCTGCGCTCAGATTATTGTGTCGGTCATTTATTGAAAGTGAGTTACTTCCAAAATATCTGATAACAGTCAATCCTTTCAATATGAAATAATCCAAATAGTAAGAAGCTGTTCCACTTATTCCGTCAATGTTTTCAATAAAAAATCCGATGTTATCACTATCTGCTATAGTATTAAACTTTATGCTTTTAGTGAAATCAGCATCGTAACTCATGCCATCGACTGCCGTTACTTTCTGAACTACTACCCCGCTATTTAAAAGAACGATTACCAATCTATCAAGCCTTGGAAAATCTGTATCGGTGTTAATTCTGACCAAGTAAATATCGACATTTATACGGGTTCCTGATTTGATTTCTACAGGATTTAATTGTACATAATATTTGCTATCCTGCGAAACAGAAATAAAATCTACCTGTGGTTTAGGGGTAGCGTTTCCGACCCAATCGGAACCTATGCCGTAGTTGTTCCATTTCTGTGATGGTGTATCGGTGTCGGAAAATTCAGAATCTAAAACTGCAATGTCAGCCGGTACCGTGGTGCTTTTAATTACGCTCAGGAAATTAGTCTGCACCAAGTCCAAGAACGAACCGGAAATTTTCCACGTAGGTATTGAATATTGATTAGACAACCCCTTCATTAGAATTTGCTGAACTGTCGTGGTCTCTGAAAATCCTGATCTTGACCATCCAGAAGTAGGGTTTCCGTCAGAATCAGAAAACCAATTTGTATATATCTCCTTCTGAATTATCGAAGTTGGGTGATCTCCCGCAATTATCGGGTAGTCAAGTTTTTCTTTGAAGTTAGCATCATTAACTAAAGTTATAGTTTCAGATTGTATAGGTGCTTTTTTGTTTGGTAGCACCGATGCAATCACTCGTTTTAGATCAAATCTGTCAACCGGAATAATCAACCCTTCGTTAATTTCCTCCTCCCAAATGACCACATTATTAGGATCGGCATAATCGTCCGGAACTACTCTTAACTGTGGCGTATCTGTGTCTGTTGGTAGTGGGTTATTACCTGGGTTATCGTGAATATAATTACGCTCACCGTCATCAATTGTATCTCCTGTAGCCAATCTCAAAAAGAAATATCTGAATACTCCTGAAATTCTACCTTTTACTTTTACACCAAGAGGCAAAACACCTGTTGGTATAGCTGTTAATTGTGCTAGTGTGGCGAAATCTTCACTATAAGAAGTGTCAACTTGAAAAGTTAATCTAACGCCAACTAATTGTTCGCTGGTGAATGATGGTAACTCTATGGTCCTGTCAAATGATTTGAACTCTCTTTCAAACTGAGTTACCAGAATTTCATTCTGAACATAGAATCCAGAAGTAAACGTATTCCATCCTATGCGCTCACTATATTTATAGGTTGTACTTCCTACATCTAAAAACAAAGTCCATTTTAGTTTTATCCATTTAGGATCTACTGTTTTTGCTGGCACTATCGGATCGAATTCGTCTACATCTGTGTAAGCCTGTGATAGTAAGTATTGGTAGTCGAATGAAATCTTTAAAGAATCATTTTGGGTAGTGAACTGAAATGTGTTTGAGGATATGGTTACATAATGACCGAAATTGTTATCATTGTCTATTACACTTATCCCCTTAAACTTATTTTTTCTTGGTACAGTTATTATTTTACCATCACTTACTATTTGCTTATCGTCAATGTCCTCATCAAAGAAGCTTATGTGACCTGTTGTATGGTATATATTAGCTTGCCAAAGAATATCAAGACTACGACTAAATAAACTGTTGCGTATTTTTAATTGGTGATTTATTGTAATTGTCCCATAAGCTGGCAATATGTCCAAATTGGCATCCTGATCAGCGAACAAAATTCCATTGCCGGCATTCGGTGAAACTATCGAGACAATAGGGTCAAAAGTACCATTCCCGCCAACTATCTTTACTCCGTCTTTTGTAAATGTCCGGTAATTATACGCCTGTGTTTTGTTATCTACTTCAACGATGTTAAACCATCCTAAGCACTGAATAATTTCTGCGCCAAATGGTTTCAATATCGCTTCCAACACTTCATCACAATTCAATGGCTCTCCATCTTCATCATAAAAAGAATCAACGTTAAAATAGGTCTGGTCTAATGGATCATCGTTTGCCCCTGTATCGAATCCTGTTGCATACTTATTAACAGAAGATCGTACTCCTAAATTCATGTTTAATTTATTCAGGCAGATCATGATTATCGAAATCAAAGACATTCTCCCAGTAAAATTATTACCGCTGTCGTCCTGAAACGTATAATTTGACAAAGTATCTAATCCGTCTACCGCATTTAGATTTACAGGATAAGGCTTAGAGATATAAGGCTCGCTGTATATTGAAGGAGTTACGAACCCGCGCCAAACTTCTGTTCCTACTGGCTTCTGAAATACAGGCATGAACTTCCTGTCGTTCTGAGAAAACATACCTATGTATCTCAAATCAGAAGTGCTTATTAAGCTGATCTGCGCGTTAGTTCCTCTTATTACTTGGAATTTGTTATTTATGTCGCCAGCTACTTTGTTAAGCGTTACAGGCGCATCACCGTCTGAAATCTCATCATTTACAGTACCAGTATATTGGCTCTGTTTTATGTCCATCCGTGAGGTGACAAGGTTTTGAATATCCTTAAATTCCTGACGGTAAAGAGTCCCGTAAAAAGAGGGATCAACAGTCATTATAACCCTGATGAAAGCCACGCAATTATAAACGTCATAGGCATAAATATCATGGACACCAACTCCTATGTAATTGTTGTATCCCTCATCAGTGTTATTAAAAATTCCAGTTTCATTAGTTGCTCTTCCGTAGTAACCAAAATTAGTAGGACTTAACGTAGAATATTTTACTGGATTTTCTGTTGTTGCGTGTGAACTTACCGCATGAACCCTGAACCCCCCATTTAGAGAATATGGAGAAGATGGATAAGCTAATATTTCGTAAGGTTCATCAAAATGAATATCACAAACTATTGGCGGGTCGTCAGGGTCAGGATTAAGCACACAATAAGGGCTATTTTCTTCAATAAAAACAGTCCAGTATGGGAAACTTGCATTTGCTAATGTTGATCTGAATTCGTTCTTATCATTACCAGAACAAAACGCAAAATTTGAAATTAATATGTTTGTGTTGATTCTTGCTGCTGGATTTTCTATCCTATGCCAGTTTGAAAATTGACTTTCTAGCATTGTCCCCAAATCAGGGCCGCTTGTAATCAGTGTTGTTGTTGCTCCTGGATTATCTTCTCTGTATACTTTAATGGCTACGGCAACATCATCCCAGTAAGATATAATTCTATCGCCTGTATTGAATAGGGCAAATTCACTACTATCAGTAGACGTCAGACTCATGTTTGACAATTCCCAAACAGCGTCTAAAACAAATGTTGATGTTATAAATGCTCTATCAAAAGTATACCCACCTGCGTTGAAATTATATGTTATTGTGCTTGCGCCCTCAGGGGCTAAAACAAATTGATCTGAAATCAAAGAAACTCCATTGTATACCTGGATTCTGAATGTTGCTGTGTCATCCGTTCCAGTAAGAGTAAGATCAAATGTTAATGCAAAATTATTACCGTAACTGACGTCTATTTTTGGTGAGAACGCGGGAGATGTCATTTGAACTCCACCAGTGAATACTATTAGATTTGAAGCCTTGCTATCTTCGTTTACAGAAGTCCAATTTGTAAGATCAGAGAAATCAGAATCATCTACTGCTGGTAATGCGTAGTTTTTAGCAAGCGTTATGGCTGATATTAGATGTTCCATTTATCCGCCCCCTCTGCTTTTTGTATACTCATAATTTTTTGCGGCCCAATAAATATCCTTTCCTGATTGCTTGCCGACAACCTCTATCTTTAATTCAAGCGGTTTTGATTGAACGTTATCCGCTGCCCGTGATGTATTCTCACCGCCAGACGAACCTACCCCTCCATTAATTGCCCTCTTTGCGTTATTTGCAGATTTGCTTAATGCTGCTCCTGCTGCTACTAATGCAATACCAGCGGCCACTGCTTGCGGACCAGGTAGTTTAATGGCGATCTTTCCTAATCCGATAGCTATTAAAGCTCCTCCAACTGATTGCATAATGCCGCCTACTAAAGCCTTTAATCTATCTCCGAAAGGAAGTAATTGACCAACTCCATTATTTAAATCAGCAAAGAACTCACCTAATGTCTGAGCGAACTCAGTAACAATTGGAGCTAGTTCAACGTTGATCTCTTTGAACTCATTGAAGAAGTTTTTTATAGGTTCAACGCTTGGTAATTTGAAATTCTTTGAAAACTCAGAGAAGTCAGGTAATTTAATATCTCCGTATTTTCTTATTTCTGCAATCTTCTCTAAAATATCTCCAATGGATTTCATTTTCTTGGTGTACTCATCAAGTATGCCTCCATTTTGATATTTAAAAGCATTTGAACTTTTCTCAACAACACCAAGAAGGGAATTCATTTCTTTTGTCAGATTCTTGATCTGATCTTGAACGCTTCTTATTGCACCTCTCTCAGAAAGACCTCCTATTGAATCCTCAAGTTCCTTAATAGCACTCTTTAAAAAATCAACTGTTCTTGCTCCTGTTGATAATTTATCAAATGGTGAAGTTTGTCTTCCTCCCTCACCGTTTAATGGCAATCCACTTAATGGATCAACCTCAAAAGCCGGTATAAAAGAAGCCTTTTTGGCTGCTACGGCCTTTTGTTTTTCTAATTTATCGGTAACCTTATCTAGCTCATCATTGAAGTCTTTCAACATTTTCAGACCCAGGGGTCCATTAGTCAAAGCCAAAAGACTAGTAAATAATCCCGCTCCTTTTCCCTGTCCGGTAAGTTTTACAAGTACCGTTAGTTCTTGTGTAATCTCTCTTAAAAAGCTAGTTACTCCACTGGCCTTTAAAATAAGACCATCGAATGCGCTGGTAAGCTTAATTACATCACCTTGCAAGTTATCCTGCATGGTTGCGGCCATCTTTGCAACCTCACCTTCCGCATTACTATAAGCCGCTGCCGCTGCATCTACTTTTTCGGTATTCTTTGCCAGGATCAAAAGAGAAGCATAAGCCGTACGGCCTACTTCACTCATGGCATCTGCCCCACTTAATCCTGCTGACGCAAGCTCTTTTAATCGCTTGGTGAGTATTGGACCCGCTCCCTGACCTAAATCGGAAATGATCTTTCTTAGGGATGTTCCGGCCATCGATCCGCGAATACCGTTATCTGCCAATACCCCTAAAAGGGCCGTGGTTTGCTCCAATGAAAGGTTTGCATTCGCTGCCACAGGGGCAACGTATTTCATGGCTTCCCCAAAGTTTTCAAGCCCAAGGGCGGATTTATTGAAGCTGGACGCCATCACATCGGCCACACGCTGGGTTTCGCTGGCATCCAAACCAAATGCCCGCACGGTCGATCCGGCTATGTCTGCTGACTTTGCCAGGTCTTCCCCGGTAGCTGCCGCAAGATCCAGTGTTGCTTTTGTGGCATTCAGGATTTCTTTTGTACTAAATCCTAAACGGCCATAAGCTACCTGTAATTGAGAAACTTCCTTTGCTGTGAATTTTGTAGCTGCGCCAAGTTCTAAAGCATTTTTGGTCAGCTTGTCGAATTCTACACCGGTTGCCCCCGTGATTGCTTTAACCTCCGACATTGAGGCTTCAAAATCCATTATAACACCGACCCCGTATTTCAGTCCATTGTAAACGGTCTGCGCTCCGAATGTGACGCCTAAAGATTGACCGACTGATTTAAGGGTATTTTGAAGTAGCCCTAATTGTGCCTGCATGCTCCTGATGGAAGCATTGAATTCCGCATTATTTGCGGTAATCTGCACTGCCATCTTAGCTAAAACACTCTGAGCCATTTTAATTAAATCTATTTGTGACCTCGTCCGGTGTTAGCGGCACGCTTTTTATCTCTTCTTTTTCTTCCTCCTTGTCAAAGGAAAGTTTTATAAAATCCTTCCTCTGATATGGTTCTGGTTTTTTCTTTGAATCCCTTACAGTATTATAAATAGCTGCAATCAACTCCCATGTATGGTGTAATTTTATCTCTTCATCCAACTTCGTCCTCTCTAAATTACGGTTGTGCCTGTCTATAAAAAGCATCCACTCGTATAAACTCAATTCGTAAAACTCATTCGGCATTAGCCCAATTTCTGCCACTGCCAACTGTAGCGAATCTTCAAATGTTACTGCCCCGCTTCCTGTGTCGGGGCTTCCTGGTTTTTTATTTCAGGCGTTTTAAAATGCTCTGTCATCATTCGCATGGCTTCGATCAGTCCTATGGTATCTAACCAATCGGACACATCTTGCGCGCTTGGAACGTTTGAAAAATCCCCTTCTCCTTCGTTGTAATTAATGGCCGCTGCTCGAAAGAAGTTTGTCAACGTTACAATACTAGTTTCTTGTTCTTGTGTTATGCCAAGCCTTTTCCAAAGCTCGTCCATAGAACATTTTTCCAGTTCACATGCTTTGCCGTGACAAAGCATATTGAATCGGAAGCCGACTTTTTTACCATCGACTTCCATTGTAAAGATTTTTTTTACCATTTATTAAGTTGTGCTATATGACCACTCACCATCTACGGTAAACGTTCCTGAGAACGTGCTGCCGGCATTCAATGGGCCTTCCCATGCCAATGTATTCAGATAAGCAAAGCAAGTGATCGCCAACTCATCATCAACAAGCATTTTTACCCATACCCTTGTTTTGTTCTTATGAATCACGATTAAATCTTGAAATCCATAAGTTGAAGCCGGATTAAACAACCCAGCAAAGGGGAAAGATGATTGATTGCCGCCAGCCAAAACTTTGCGGGCTCCATTATCATCTTTGCACGTTACGTCAATCTCATCATTCTGAGAATTGAAACTATTCGTAGTAAGGCACCCGATCAGTTGATTTTCAACATAGAGGCCAACGTTATTTCCATTTACAACAGCCATTTTATTAATATTTAAGGTTTGCTAATTCTATTTTTTTCTTTCCTTCTGGCGGATACTTGCCTGAATAATCATCCGCAAATCCCCGCTCTTTCAATTCTTTTCTAAGTTCCTTGCCTACTTGTAAGATGGTTCCTACTGGATACTTTTTTCCGAAAGTATTTGTCCAACTTTTTTTAAGTTCCACCCTCATCGTAAGTACAATCAAATTGTGAAATCCTGCTATACAATCCGTTCCCCTCTCCCTGAAAAACATAATCGTCTGACGTTCCTGTGAGATTCACAAATGCTACTCCTACGTTTGCCTTAACTGCTTCCAGTGCCGCCACTACCGCTAAATCAATCGCCTTACAGTCATCATAGTTCTCGTGATAAGCGAATACCGCGAAACTTCCCTGGTAACTACAACTCTTTCCCTGCCTTACTTTACCGGTCTGCCGCACTGTTATGTAAGGAGCTTTCTCTTTTTGTGGTGCAATGACAGGATAAATTTTAGCCTTGCCTCCTGCTTCATTCATGCCAACAAGCTGAACCAGATCATTATTCGCTTTCAATATGTCAATTACACTTTCAACCATGTCCCGCCATTTGCTTTTAAATTCCGTTTCATCACCGCCACCATTTTACGACCCAATATCTCATCGATCTTATTAAATAACTGGCCATTGGTCGCATCAAAAGCCGGCTTCATAAATGGATGACGTGGCATTGATCCGCGATTAGCTCCACTTCTGGTCTTGCGCTGTCTGGTTCCGTATTCAACCAAATGGGCCGCAAAACCTTTATATCTTGAACTCCTGCGCGGGCCTACCGTAACCTCTCCGACCATGTTTGCCTTTGCTACGCTTGGTTTTTCAACGCCTATTGAGTCTGCTAAATTTCCTGTCTTGCCTACCGGTGCAAGCAAATGAGCCATATTAACCAAAGGAACAGCCGCCTCAGCGTGGACCGCTTGAAGTGTTTTGTGTTGTAGTTCGTTTGTCCAACCTCTAAACACATCGTTAATTTCCTTTATGCCTTTTACCTGAATCATGTTATCGGATTAGGTTCATTATCCAAATAATTCGCGTACACATTCAAAAATCTACGTCTCCCATCTTCCGGTTCTTCTATCGGGGCTGTGATCTCATAAACTTTCCCATCACAAACCACCCTCATTTTTTCATTCAAGTCATCCCTGTAGCGAATGGTAAAAACAACTGGATAAATTGCGTTCAATCTGTCAGCTATTGGAACCTCATTACCTTTTAGGTTCCTTTTCTTTGCCGAAACTGTTGGATAGTTTTCTATTTCTTCCCATCCTATTTTTTTATCCTCGTTACTTATTCCGTCTACTTCTATACTCTGTATGAAAGTAATTTCACGATCAAAACGCCCTATTTGCTCTTTAGACTGTAGCATTCTTCAATCATGTTTACCTCTACTTCTGACAGTTTTTCAAATATCTTTTCTTTGTCGTATTCAATCCCTGTTAAGTGATTGAACGGCCAAATGTTTACTTCGCTTTTAATGTCGATCACACCAGGAACTTCCATTGAGGGTACCTGTTTGTAATCAATCCCATTTCGCATAAACGCAAACACGCTGTTATTGTCCATGCCTTTGTTTATTTGATCTTTCCAGCTTTTAAAGTTTAATTTCTCTAAATTCTGGCGGCTGATCATCCTGCCGGCTCCATATGTTGACTTACTTTGCAATCTTCTGCAAGATCCGTCTGCGCTATCAATGTATGCTACATCTTTAACACCAAAGAAACCGTAATCCAAAAATCCTTTGTAGTATGTTAGTAACTCGTTTGTTATTAAGTCATCACTACCTATCTCCAACAAATAATCAAAATCAAATTCTTTTGCCTTTTGCAGTCCGTAGTTTTTCTTTTCTCCGAGTGGTTCGTTTTTATACATCACCCAATTAATTCCGTACTGCTCACAAAGCGGAATCATTTCCTCTTCGCTAATAACTGCCAATGCCTGAACATCGTAGTCTGGATGCTCTTTCAATCTTTTGATCCCGTTAAAACAAATCTCAGTAATGTATGGACGTTTCCACACAGCTAAGAAGATCAAAAGTTTAGTACTGGTTTGCATTCCAATAAACTTTAATATTGTCAAGCAATGCCCGCGAATTCGTATTTAACTCCGTCACTGTTGTTCCTATTACTTCATCCTGTCTATTCTCAAACATCGTTCCTACCTGCAATAAAATTGCCTGTATTGCTTCAGTTGGAAAATCCGTATCGCCACTTACAGAATCGTAACCACATACATAATCAATTACCACTGCATTGGGCCTTACTGCCGTTGAAGGCCAGCTACCAATCTCACCGCCTGACATCGGTACAACTCGCGCAAGTCCAGAATGATCATCTAAAAGATAACCGTCATCTCCTTCGTTTATAGTTTGTTCCGTTTTATCACTTGCCGCATACGTAAATGATTCAATGCTTTGAACCGGTCCGTATGGTAGAATTATTTCTTTTGCCGATGTCTGCCAGTGCCCACATCCAGGGAAATGATCTAAAGTAACTCTGCGGGTTTGGGTAATGAAACTCAATCCCGCATAGTTCTCGCATGCCTTACGTGCTACTTTGATTAGTACAGTAATGTAATCGTCCTTTGACGTTCCTTGCACCTCAAGATGAGATTTAGCCTCTTCTAAAGTTACCGGTTCACTGTCGGAAAGTTCAATTACCTTACTGTACGTTATCATATTTTAGCACAATCTTGTGTATCCGTTTTTCCGAGCAACAATATTGAGAGTCTTTTTTTCTGAATCACTTAAATTAAGTGATCCCCAAAATTTTACAGCCTCTCTTTCGGACATTTCCATCTTTTGTCCCGCTTTTGCGAACACATCTTTTTTGCCGCCACCTTCCACGTCATCCTGACGAACAAGGAAACTTCTATTTGGTATTACTTTCATGGTTTTATAAAAATTATGTCAATGCTGGTGTAGTTGTGTTCCAGTCTTTAGAGATTGAAAACTCTGCTGGCTGTTCGCAATCCTGGTCCATAAATCCGTTAACAACGATCCTGTTTTTACCTCCAAGCTTCTGAGTGAATGGATCAAAAGTCAAATCAAGTCCACCCCAGAATCCTACAATCCATCCTGCCCAGTTAGATGAGAAAATCATAGCAGAAAGGTTTGTTCCTCCGCTTGTATCTGTCAGGTTTGATGGAATTACATTTGAAAGGTAGAATGGCTCAGCTAACAAGCTCTTATCTTTTACATTGAATATAAAATTACCCTCAACGCCAGATACTTGCTTAGGCGTAACTGCTAACGCGAATTTACCCCTTGCATTGGTTACGAAACCACGTTTTCCATCTCTTGCATTTGCAATCTCAGTATCTCTAATCATAGACAAAGCCGCTGCGTAAGTCATGTCACCGCCAGATGTACCTAATGATAGGTTATTTACACCGGAGAATGCAAGAATACCAGTAGTTTGGTTTGCTGAACCAGAACCATTGAACAATTGATCATCGATTAGATATTCGTGAGCAATGGTCAATTGTCTTTTGATGTACTCATCTACATTGAAAACGCTTTGCTTTTGCATTTGCAAAGTATAATCAACATAACCACCGAAACGCTTTGGTGAGATTGAGATATTATCAAAAGTTGGGGTTGTTTCATCAACGTCCGAAGTTTCGGTTTCAAAACCAAGAGTAAGACGGTTTGTGGATCGTGGCCATTGTACGTTACCATTCAATCCATTAAGAAATGTCACGCCAAGTTGATCAGCAACCGGCATAGGATTTAAATATGGAATGATCTTACCTCCATATTCAGTAAATACAACATCCGCCCCTTCTGTTCCTACAGTCAACGCAGATCTACGCCCCATTTTAATAAATGAATGAGGAATATGCATGTTTCCAGACAGGCTAATATCCTGCTCTTTGGCTTCCGCTTTTGCAATCTGGAATACTTCTTCTTCTGCTCCGTTGAATTCCTTACGAGAAGAAACCATTTTCAACGCACGTCCAATTGAGAACTTCTTGGATAAAGATAGCAATTCTTTATATTCAGAATCACCGTCTTGAGTAGGACCAGGCAACGCACTTGCACCGCTTGCAATCTTGCGTGCTGCAATCTTTTTCGCTTCCGCTTCCATCTGTTCAGCAATTACAATGTCAGCATCGATTGCTTCGATTTGAGATTGAAAGTTTTTCCAATCTGTTTTTTGCTCTGCCGTCAGTTCGCTTTTTTCACCGACCGCGATAAGGGCTTCAACTTTTGTTTGTATCTCCGCCCGACTTTCTTTGAGTTCTTTTAGGTTTTTCATTTTTTGATTGATTTTAAATACTCCTTCATTGAATTTAATTCGGGATCTGGTCCCTTTTGTTCATAGTCCTTTCCTTCAAGCAACGCGATAAGATCAGATACTTTCATGGACTGCATCTCTGCATAGCTTAATTGAGGAGTGAACCGCTGTAGAAATGACAATGCTGAATGTGCGTGATTCTTAATCGATCGCCTTAACGCTGCCGGATCGGCTGGAATCTGTACAACACTCCATTCTAACAATTCCTGACCTTCAAAATTCAGGGTATAGTCATCCTTACCCATGTCATTTTTAAAGGTCTCTTTTTTGATGTTGCCTATAGGCATAACTCCAACACTTGAGGCATTTAAGGAGCCAAAAATGATTTTTGAAAGTACCTTTTCGGCAGTTGGGTTTATTTCTGCTGGCTCAAAAGTGGCTTCGCTTACCAAAACTTTATAGCCATCGAAAGTGTCTATTCCTGCGGTTGCTTTCGCAATAACATCGTCAGGGTTTGGGGCAAGACACATATTGTCCCCATATACATTATGCTGATAACCTACAATTGGGTTTGAGTTAAACTTCGTTAGGTCCCAATTGCTCCAATTATAAACAAACTTGTTTCTGTGATCACGTCCTGTCTTCTCTGCTGCAATGATGAAAGAAACCTTTCGTGTTTCACGAACTGTCTTTTCATCGAACTGCGCTTTAAATATTGACTGATTGTATTTAGTTGAGCTCATGTTGAAATCCGTTTACTTTGTGACCATTCTTTTTAGTTGGCTGATTTGGATCTGTGCCCGGATCAACCTTTGTAGAATAAAACTCTCTTAATTGATCTACCGGGATAGTAGCTGCATTTATTGTATAGATGTCGCCACCTTCATAACTGTTCATATCTTCACGATCCCTGATCTCATCCCCGTTCATTGCTCCGATGTTTCGCATAGCTGTGTAATACTCTGCGCGCGCCTTTAAATCACCCCTTAAAAGTCCGTTCATGTTGAACTTTACAAAAGTATTTTTCTTCTCCTTCTCGGTGAATAGCTTCATGTTGCACTCCTGTTCGATTACTCTACAGATTGGCGCAATAGTGTGTTTTGCATAAACCAAGTCAGACTGTTCTGAATTGCTCCACGTCATGCGCTGGTAGTTTTGCGCGAAGGATGGAGGAAGTTGATAAATACCGTAAATTTGCTGTTCGGTCAATCCTGCGGTGCCTAAGTATTCGGCATCCCCTGGCGGAATAAGAACGGAATTATATTTCCAGTTCCCGGTAAGAATCGGGACCTTACCGTTTAGCCGGTCCTCCTGCCAAGATTTTTGGTTTTCCGCCCTCTGGGTCGGGTTTTGTTGCCCCTCATACGAAAGGAACCCAGGCGGACGCTCACCCATTGCCATCGTGGAATATCGGGATTGCTTGAATGCCGCGCCCATTGTAATGGCATTTTGCCTGATCGGAGATAGACCGCAAAGCCCGTCAAGTGAAAACCAACGGAAGTGCAAAACGTCATCAGAAGAGTACATTTCACCGTTGATCCTGTACCATGCGCGGCCACCGCTCTTGGTTACATCCCATTCACCAGGACAAATCAAATCGAATGATCGCGGGCGGTTGTTGCCGTCCCTGTTGATGCCGATAACTGAATTGCCCCATGCATCAGAATGCACCATTGAGGTCAGGAACATATTGGCCGAACTCATGTAGCTGTTCGGCTGATGAGCAAGAGGGTAATAAGCTGGGTGATCTTCGAGGCTTATCTTTTGCTCATTCTCATCCTCCTGGTAAATGTTTATCGGAAGACTGGCTATTGTTCTGGACCTAACATTGATACAAGTCCAAACCGCTGATAGTCCTAATGCGCGCTGCTCAGTGACTCTCTCATTGCTGAAATTATCAAGGCTTCCGAAAATCTTATCTGCTGTGATGCTGCCTTTAAGGTCGTATGTATAACCTTCACCGGGGCCGTAGGCTGATTTTTTGGGTGTTTCCCAAATGTATTTTTCAACGAAGTTTTGAAAAATTGCCCCCATGTTTGCGTGAATGGGACAATATTCACTAAATTTATAGTACCGAAAGGGTAATTTTTTTCACTTTGACACTATCGTCTTAATATGGGAAGAAGGCTATACGACTTTTTCGAAGAGAGATTTAAAAGCGAATTACCATCATCAAAGACAATGCAAGATGCCTTTCAGCGGGCCACCGATAAGATCGAATCGGATCTAAAGTTTACGCCTTATTCAAGTTGGGATAGTTTCAATGCCCTCAGAAAGCAACGAAAAAAGGCTGCCAAATGACAGCCTTTTCCCCACAAATCTGACCTACTCACCAAAATTAAACCAGTAAACGAATCTACAAAATTTTATTAGAATGACAAGCATACCAATAGTAGAATCCCAACGCGCTCATCTCTAAATACTTCTTATCCCTTCCTGAAAGTTTAGAATCATCACATTGCAGAAAGCCTTCTGACTTTACCCATTTCCAAGTCATAGAAATTAGTTTATCAATGTTATCCGGCTGTTTATGTAGTGAAAATCCTAATTTTGGCCTATTCAAAAACTGCTCACTGAATCCCATCTTTCGTAGCATGTCCTTTAAAATGCTTTTATTCCCAGCTACTCGATGTTCTTTTTCATTTATCGAAAGGGCCATTTCTACTAATCGATGATCCAGGAAAGGCGACCGAACTTCCAAACCGTGACACATGGATGCGAAATCTAAGGTTTTGTTTAGGTCGTATTGTACGTACCCCTCCAATTCAACCAACCTTCCTTTCGGCTCTTCGCTATATTGGAATGACATAGGAAAAGGCCATTTCCAATTTTTAGGCCTTTCTATTGATCGATAAGTATGATCCATCTGAGGCTTTCCATTTAATTCATGTGTCCTGTCATACCCGAAAAACAATTCATCCGCTCCGTTAGCGGTAATCGCCACCCGCCCGAATTTAGAAGTTTCTTTTGAGGTCATGTATGGAATAAGACCAGCCATTGTCGGCTCTCCGCACTCCAAAGAGTAATCCGTCAGATATTCAGCTACTTTTATTTCTTCCGGGTCAACCACTTTCATGTCTATCCCGAACTTGTCGGCCACTTGCTGGGCATATTTCCGCTCAGGGCTGTCCAAGTGTATGGCGGATCCGCAAGCGAATTGAGAAGCAACCAAAGTAGAATCTATGCCGCCAGACAGGAAAATATGAATCGGAACGTCTGAAATTTTAACCTTATTGATGGCATCCAGTACCAAATCTTCTATTCCTGACGTGTTTTCTTGGAATTTTGGTTCCCAGTAGCGTTCTATTTCAATGGTTCCACGTGAAACGTCATAGGTTAGCATTTCAGCGGCTCCCAGCTTCTTAATTCCCTTCCACATGGAGCCCATGCAGGAACCCAAAAGCCAATAGGATTGCATCATGTCTTTATCAATCTCCCATTTTGGTTTCAGGTGAAGTAGCGCGCCAGGGGATGAAGCAAAAGCAAATTTGTCGCCTTCCTGGTAGTAGTAAATCGACTTTTGACTAAACCTGTCAACTGCTAAGTAAATTTTTTTTCTCTCACAATCAAAGTAGCCAATGGAGAACATTCCATTAATATCATTTATAGCATCCCTAAATGAGTTCCCATTCCTTGGCTTTTGATCGTGTTTATGAATTGACAACCACAAAGCCATTGTATCACTTTCTTCATACGGATAGAAATCCTTGTAATTATACCATTCGCCATTATACGTTAAAGCGTCCCCTCCATTTAACGGCTGAACCTGATCTCCAATTATCGATAAAAGATTATGACCAAAAAATATATTGCTTGACACTTCCTGAATATTGGAATAGTCAGGCCCTCCACGCTTTTGGTGGTTAACCATTTTTTCAATCATTTCTTTTGTATAATTAACCGTCCCTGAAATCCTGCACATAGATTTTTATTTATACCATGACCAAATAAAGTATTCGCAACCATCTCCGGTTTCGCCTTCTGACTTCCAACGCCAAGGAACATTAACCATAAAGTCATCCTCTTTTTTAAATCCCATGGACTCGAAGTCATGCCAGTAATAGAACTTACTTGGAACTTCTGTAGTCTCTGCAAGGAATACAGCTTTGTTGGCGATGCGTTTAAACTCTTCGATTATTGCAGCCACGTCTTCGATATGATCTAAAACAGAAACGGTAAACACAATGTCAAAGTTTTGAATGTGCTTTAGCATTTCTTCATCTCCGAGAATGATATTTGATAACCCTTTTTGACTTGCTATCGTCATATTCGGCCAGCTTACATCTATGCCAGCTTTGAAAATATCATCGTTAATTAGTTTCAGATTCTTACCTGTCCCGCATCCAAACTCCAAAACGCTTTTTGGCTCAAGTTCTTCGATTCTGAAAATTACCTCTTCACTCAATGGAGATAAATTATCATCGGCCACATACGTTTTATAAAACTCCTTTGCTTCACTCATAGTTGAAAAGTTCTTTTAATATTTCCGTGTCTGCTGGTTCTGATTTTATATTTCGTGATCTCAGATAATCTTTAAGGCTGTTCATTTCATTCCATTGGCCTTTAACTGCCAGCACGTTTAAATCATCATCCAAAACAATTGGTGCTTTTGCTTTCATGGTATTGTGATAACCTAAGTCGTCCAATTTTCTGTTCGCTTTTACGTCAAATACCTGGTTGTTTATCTTCTCAAGTAACGATTTAGAAAATACCTTTCCTGATCCGATTGGAAAGTGTGCGTTCTGGTTTATGTACTTCATCTTATACAAAGAATTCGTTTCGCTTTCGTATGTATACCACGAAGTAGTTCCGATAAGATCGTAACCTTTGACCATTAAATCCAAAGCTCTGTTGATGTAATCTTTCCCTAAAATGTCATCACTACCAACAATAATTAAAGGGTTCGCACCAATAGTCACCGCCCAATTTACTCCCGCTTGCCACTTGGCACCCAAAGGATCGTTTTGCGCTCTCACTATTTCAATTTCTGGAAATCTGTTTGAATAGTAGTTGAACTCTTCTTTGTAACTGACCACTAAAACTATTTTACATCGTTGCTGTTGAAGTAGCTCTATGTTCTTGGTTGTGATTATTAATCTGTTATGAGTAGCGATAATAACCACCGGATTAAGGTGACATTTGCACCCAACGCATGGACTTCCTAGATCATCATTCGCGCAAATCATCCCCAAGATTGTATAATTTCGTCCCCTGTTATTTTCTGCGCTTCGATTGTCTTCCACTGAGCCAGCGCGTGTATCCCTGCCCGTATTCCAGAAATCCTACCCTGTAATTTTTCCAACATTACATCATTCCCCTTTCGCAAAACCATGCAATTAGAATTCATCCACTTGATAACCGGATTGTTAAAATGTTCTATCTCGCATTTGGTCGCCAATGCTTCCCATTCTTTTGTAGGTTCGGAAAGTCCCCGGTAGCTTTGGGAAATTGGATTTGCTTGCAGTCCTGATTTTACTAATGCCTGTAGAATGTCGTTGTTCTGTATGTTCGCGTCAAAGGCCATTGAATGCACGTAGTATTTTTGTAGTTCCTCATGAATAATATCGAACATCAAATCATTATCCACTACGTTTCCGGGCGTTGTCTTTATCCATCCTTCGTCAACAAAATTGGAGAAGTCGAATTTAATATCGTTCACTTTTACTTTTTCTTCCGGCATCCAGAATATCCACTTAAAAGCGTGAATATCTCCGCTTGCATTTGGGAACATAAGGCACAAACTATTCAAACTTAGCCCGCTGATTATCTCTATTCCGGCATAGCATTGGTAAACGTTTTTCAAAATGTCCTCACTAAATCCGTGGCTATTTTTCATCCATGTATCTGTCGGAATCCATACCTCTGGACTATCGCACCAAATATTAAAATTCAGGGTCTTAACGTCTACCTCTGTGGTCCCGCCCTCCCGCTTGGCTTTCTTCAATCGGGTCCGAAGGAAGTCGATATTTACCGATGTTATCAGGTTCGGATTGCTCTGTCTCCACTTATCTTCATTCGCAATCAACCAATCTATGGTTATTTCCTCCGGTTTACCGTCCGCGCCTAGCGGTTTGTCCATTTCAAAGATGAACGGCAAATAAGAATCATCCTCAACAATGCCCTCTAAAATCTCAATTCCACCTTTCCGGAGCTTCTGATAACAAGGCCCGTCCAGGTTAAAACCTGATGTCGTAATAGTGACCATTAAAGGCTCTTCGCGTGCTGCTTGGGCGGACTCAAGCGTATCTAATAGGTCGGCCGTAGTGGCCATACCATACTCATCTATTAGGCCCAAAGAAGGGTTGAGACCATGCTTACCTCCTGATGTTTTGCTCTTCTTATCGCTACCTTCTTTGGAAAGTGCCTTAATAAAGCCGTCCCGTTCGTTGTGAACGATGTTGACTATGTTCTCTTTGTACCTGAAAAGGCTAACGGTATCATCGTCAACGTAGTCCATCAGGTCGGGAGATTGTTCAATAATCTTCCCGGTAATGTTCACGCAGATTTTCGCCTGATCTTCGTTATTGGCCCCTACGAATACTTTCGGAGTATTTACCCGCTTATCTGAATACAAGTGAAACAGTCCCAATATCCCCGCCAGTGTGCTTTTCGCGTTCTTCTTGCTGATTTGTACGTAAACCGACTTAATCCGTCTTAGCCCAGTAGCCTTCACCTTCCATCCGTAAATCTGATCGAAAATGAAGTGCATCCACGGCATTATCTTTACCGGCTTGCCCCTCCACTTGTCTTCCCACAGACAGCAATGTTCCTCCGCGAACTTGGTGAACTTGTCCGCATCTTCCTGGTCAAAATACAGGTCGTCCCGCTGTAGGTCGTTTACAAACCGTACTGCCGCCAGCTTTATAAGGTAGCCTGTTTCATGTTCATTTCCCGGCTCTAAAACCCATCTGGCGTATTGCTCCGCTGCGCTCACAATTTTGGTTTTGCTGGTTGAAGATAGAAATCAACAAGTTTTTCAATGTTAGATTTATCTATTGGATTAAATAGGGTACTCAAAAAAGAATCTAAATCATCATCACTTCTTGCAATAAGGAGTCTGATAATTCTCTTTTCTTGGTCATTAGACGTGAATTCAATTCCAGCCTTGTTAAGTTGAGATTTAATCTCGTAATATCTTAATTTTTCCATGTTAAAGTGCCTTCTTTTTTAGTTTACTCGATGTCTTTATTTTGTCAAAGTCTGCCGGATTAAGCCCGAACTTAGGCGCGTGCTTTAACACATTGGCGTACTCTTTCGTCATCACCGTATATTCCGGCCTGATCTGCTGATAAACGCCACCCTTCTCCGTTTGGAACTCCATCGAAGGCCCTTTTTCGTTAACAAATTGCGCGCTTTCCTCATACAAAGCGAAGCTATTTGCCAGCATGGAAGCCTCCAATTTCAACCGCTCCACGGGCAATTTACATTCCTTGCAATGCTCGATAATCATCGCTAAAACTACCTTTCCCCGATCACTTAAATACTCCATAATTTCATTCCAAAATTGAGAATTTGATTCAAAATCGAACTATCCTAAAGACCCCCTCATTCAAACCAGAAACGAGGTTTTTTTTGACGAAG